TGAGTGAGTCTTCAATTTCTTTTAGTTTAACATTAAACTGATCAATTGTATTATTGACCGGTTTTAGAGTATCTGTAATAAACTTTTCACTCCATATATTAAACTTATCAATCAGTCCATTAGACCACTCAACTAATGGTCTGAAAAACTCTGCAGGATCCTTAAGGAAGCGCAGGATTTCCATTACTGCAGTACCAAAAATAACATTTCTCAGGAACCTAGAGATCCCCTCAAACATATCTGTAAATGGAGCAAGTGCTCTCTTCAATACCTTTGGAGTTTGTTTCCTAATACTCTTTGCTTCTGATGCTTCCTCCTTTGCAGTCTTAGCAGCTTTACTTGCGGCAACTCTCTCTGCATCCTTTGATTTCTTTTCTTCCTTCTGAGTCTTAGCAAAGGAATCTACAGCACCCTTTACATTCTTATTAACCTCAAAGAGTTTATCTGCTACCAGTGCACCAGGATCTTCTGCTTTTGGAGTCTTAACAAGAGCACCACCTCTTCCTGGCAAGTATCCTGCAACAAAACTAGATGCACCTGATGTCTTTTCCTTTCTCTTGGCAACAAAAGAAGATGCTCTGACCTTCTGTCCTTTGACCTTGAATCTACCAGTTTTATTTTTTACCCTCTTAAATTCCTCTGTTACTAATTCAATTTCCTCTGTAGGCATTTTACTGCCAGTCATTCTGCCAGCAGCCATCTGCTCCCTGAGGAGACGCTTATAAGTATCATAATCAATATCAACCACATTAGCTGGGTCCAGTCCCAGCATTCTAAGAATTACTGGATTGATATTCTCACTGGCAATACTATCACTTTCTTTCTTCTCTGCCTTTGGAGAAGGAAAGACGGCAGCAGTCTTCTCTGTAGTTTTCTTTTTATCTTTCTTTTTGCCTTCACTTCTAACAGACTCTAGAAGTTCATCCAGGTCTGGAAGGTTTTTGATATCATTTAGTAGATCTTCTAAACCTTCAGGAATCAGTTCTTCTTCTTTTGCTTTTTTTCTTGCTTCAGTTTCCTGCTTAGCCTTGAACATTTTTTCAGGGTCAGCAGCAGCACCAGTTGGTTTTCTCTCTGCCCTTCTTTTCTTGGCTGCTTCTTCTCTGGCATCAATCTGTGCCTGAATTTCTTCTAGGGAGCGACCACCTTTTCTTTTTCCTGCAGGACGACCCCTCTTTGCCATTACTTACTACCCATTTGCTTGTTTGTGCTTGAGTTCTTCTTCCTCTAGGTGTTGTTTAAGGAGAGTGACATACACATCACGCTCCCACGGCATCATATTTTCAATCTCAGTTAATGAATATTTATGATACTGCATCAAGGCGAAATTCAGCTTGTAGTAGTTTTCAAGATCCATATGGACCATTGCTATGCGAAAAAACTGGATAAACCCTCCAGAACGACAGTACTCTTCTTCCTGGTCTTGGGATTAGTAACCTTCACTTCATAAGACAACTTAGGCATTGTCTCAAAGAACTTTTCAATCTGCTTGAACTGAAGGGAGTTCATCTGCTCAAGAAACTCAATGACCTCTTCTTTAGTTACATCAGCAGTGGACCAAACCTCATCTTCAGTATAGATTTTATCAATACAAGCAGCAATCAAATCAAATGACTGATCAATATCAGCACCATCTTTAAGATCAAAGTTACTAGAGATGAACTGACTCAATGAAGGATACTTCATCTCCATCATCATATCAGAGGAAAGTTTAATCTGCTTACTGTGATCTGGATTCTCAACAACACCAATCTCATCAAGAGGAACTCTAATAGTAACCTCAGTTACACCATCATCAGGTGCAATAATATTAACTTCTACTTCTTCACCAACTGACTTACCTCTGATATTGAGGAACAAATACTCAATATCAAAAGTGGGAAGATTCTCTACTTTAATACCTGGAGTCTCAATACAATTTGAGAGCACAGTCTTGATTGCTGTAGTGATTTGCTTTGAGTCTTCACTTTCCAGTGCAAGAACCAACAACTTTTCTTCTCTTACAAGGAATGGTCTATATTGAATAGTCTTCTTAGTTGATGGCAATTCCAACTCATATGTTGGCGTAGAAATTTTTGGTAAAGGCATAACAACCTATAGGGATTTCAGTATGATTATTTATTCTGCCCTAAAGACAGTTCCTCTTTGAGTTGGACTAATATCAAATCCTCTTCTAATATATGTTTCAGAAGTACTAGACTGAGATGGTGGAGTTGATTGCTGTGATGATTGGGTAGGAGGAACATTTACAGGAACTCCACCTCCAGTTACAGGGAAGTCAATGTAACCAGCACCAACTCTCTCCTTTACATATCTGATGTATGAGAATGATACTTGGCACTTAAGGATTTCACTTGCATCATATCTTACAGGAGTCTTCACAACATTGATTGGGAATGCTTTGATGAAGGTATATGCAAGATTCTGTCCCCTAGCATCCTTCTCAAACTTTGTCAGATAGATATCATTCTTATATGTTTCTGGGAAGTTGAATCTATAATTTGCAACAGGACTCTTATATGCTTCTGGATTTCCTTGACCACTCATAAAGTCAATCCAACTGTCAAAGAATTCAATAACATTATAATCTCTGTCAACATAAAAAGTCAAATCTAATGTTTCATCATACTGCCTTCTGTATGCCATCTTTTCACTGACACCATGATAATCATTATTTGCAGTATGAGTAAACAGGAATGAACCTGGAAGAGATGCTTCAGTACACAGCAACTCTAAATTTTCACCCTCAAAATAATAGTTGAATCCCTTAACCTGCATGAAAGCAGCTACTTGTGGGGGTGGTTGAATCTTAACCTGGTATACAGATGTCTGGGCAAGATTGAGAATTCTACTCTTCAAATCCGTCGTCTTGACCCTATTTGGACGTGGACCAGCCATCTATAAATAAATCTGGACTACTATTACTATGTATGGCTGAAAGTATCAAAAGTATCTTCAAGCCTCAACACCCTGAAAAATATCAAGGCAATGCCAACAACATTATCTGCAGGAGCAGTTGGGAAAGAAGATTCTGTAGGTGGTGTGACACAAATGAAAACATTCTGAGATGGGCATCAGAGGAATTTAGTATCCCATATGTCTCTCCTGTTGATGGTAGACCACATAGATACTATCCAGACTTCCTCATTGAAGTAAAAGAAATGAATGGAAAGGTGAAAAAATATGTGATTGAGGTAAAACCAAAGAAACAAACTCTTCCTCCCAAACAAAAAAAGAGAGTGACTAAAACATATCTGTATGAGTGCAGACAGTATGCAGTCAATCAAGCAAAGTGGAAGGCTGCACAAGAGTTCTGTCTAGATAATGGAGTGGAATTTAAAGTTATCACAGAAGACGAACTAGGTATTAAGTAATGGCAAAGAGAGGACGTCGTGCTGGTAGAAGAAGAGCAGGTGGTCCTTCCTATGAGGAAGTGATGGCAGAGATTACTGCCAAAGAAGAGAAGAGGAGACAGGAAAGAGAACAGAGAGCAACTCAAAGAAGAGAAGATCAGGAGAAACTAACTGCACCAGCACCTGATCCAAATAATAGAATAAACCTCAAGGTAGATGATATCATTGCACTGGGTGATCCTAATGAAATGATGGTAGAGATACTTAAAACTCTAACAGATACAGAGTTCATTCCTGATCCTGGAGAATACTATACCTTTATCTACAATGCAAAGACACCCAGAATTGAGTATGACCAACATCCTCTAATTGCTTGTCTTGGTACATTCAACTGGGGATTCAGAGGATTCAATTTTCATTGGGCACTCAGAGGTGGTAACCCTTATAGGAACTATACTTGGGATGAACTTCCTACTGGTAGAGTACATCTTGTAAGGCAGGAAGAAATACAAGATATGAGATCAATTCCATATCAGTATTTTAGGCTCACCTCAAGCTAATAAATAACTAAACTAGACCTAGATGATAGCATAGAATGGCACAAGGAGATCCTCAAGGTTGGGAATCAGCAGGAGCAAATACTCCCCTACTATACAATGCCACTATTAATGGATACAAAGTAGGTGCCTCAGGTGCTACTGGTAGATCATTGTTGGTGACAACAAATAGATCAACTGGAAACTATGATGTCTATGAGAAAACTCTTTTTGGAAATAAGTTATTATATCAATACAACGCATCAACTGATAAGGTTGTCCCAAGCGAAAGCAATTTAACAAACTATAAACAATATTTCACTGGACCTCAGGCATCTCAATTACAAAATTTAAATAAGGCAGTTAAGTCAGCAACATATATCTTAGCAGAAAACAATGTTACTGGAGGACAGAATTCTATTTCTGCTAGAGAGTTTCAAGAACTTCAAACAAAATCTGGTTACCAAACATATGGTAATACAGAAAAAGTTGAACCTGCAGCAGATCCACCAGGTGGAAATGTTAAACCTATAGTTCAAAAACCTCTTGGGTTTGAAGAAGGTCTTGAACTGGGTGCAACTTTAAAAGAACTTGATGATAGTGAAGTTACTGGTCAAAATACAAATTCACCAGCTGCACCAGCAGCTGCTCCAGAAACTCCTGAGGTTCTGAGATATCCACTGGCAAACTTGGATGCTGTACAGCAAGAGTTTGGAATTGGTTATGATTACATTAAGATTAAAGTAG